ACCAGTAGGTTTGCTTGAACCGTCACCTGCAACAAAAGCAGTTTCCTCGGTATCTCTCAACTTACGAGCACATAGTTCACCAACATAGTTCACAATGTTATAAGCAGAGGTATTTAACAACTTTCGTGGGATTAACACACGAGCCGCTAAATAGTAATCAACAAGAGTTTTCTTGCCGATTGTAGGGTTGCTTTCAGTAATGGTTTCATTTTCACCCACCCAGTAACCAGTCACGCCAGTTCCCTCGGTTGGTAGGTCAAAATTTCCTGCCATTTGAAATACGAAAGCCAATTTACGCATTTTCGCAATTTTATCTTTGGCTTTTAAGATAAAGTCACTAAGTTCGGTAGGCACTGTATACCCGAACGAGTCGGTTGTAGAGTCAATAGCTTTCTTTTCAAGTTCTCCGTTGCAAGCCTTACGAATAAAATCCGCGGACTTTTCAACTTTCTCCTCATCGCTATTAACTTTAACCTCATCTTTTAAACTGCCTTTCATTTCCTCTAAAATTTCACTTTTTAGAGCAGGGATTATTTCTTTAACCCCCTCGGCCATTATAGACTTTAATTCGTCCATAGTAACCTCTTTCACTTGTTCTTTTTCCATAGGTTTATAAGTTAATTTTTAGTAATCCTAAGCAAGTATTGACTTGCTTTAAGATTTTGTTTTGCTACTTGTCTAATACGGAGGATTTTTTTATTAGGGTTGCTATCGCCCTCTCCATTATTAGTGCCGACCTTTGTTTTGTGAGCCTTTAACTCACTTTGATATTTTTTAAATTTATCACTCATTTTATAGACTTCCGTTTTCTTTTCCTCCCCGTCCTTGTAAAACAATTTAATAGTTCCACTTTTTTCATCTACCTTAACGAAGTCAATTTTTTTCTCCTCCTCTACTTCCTCGGTTTCTTTTTCCTCATCATCTTTCTTTTCTTTTTCCTCTTTCGGCTGATCGTCTTTAATACTAATCAATTCAGTATCGGGATTAGCACCTGCAAGAACTGGTGACCATTCGTATAAACGGGCCTTTGTAATAATTCTTACATCGGGGTCGTCATCACTCCACTCATAACCCAATATTCTAAATCCGATTGAAAACTCGTCAATAACTCCCTCTTTAATCAGTTTATAGGCCTCGTCTGCTTTCTGCACGCCCTCAATAAACTGTCCACGAATATAAAGCCCCTTTTCGTCCTCACGGGCCTCCAAGGTCTTAGCAATAGGCTCGTCCCAATTATGAGCCCAAACACCTTTTGGCAATTTCTTTGCAAGGCTTTCAGCAAACGCACCTCTCTTGATAATATCGCCAACAAGGTCAACATTGTCAAAAATAGACACATACGCCTCAATAATTCCCTTTTGCCCGTCAGCCTTACTCTCAATGATTTTAAACTTAACAGGTATATTGATTTTTACATCAGCCTTTGCCTCGGTCTGAATTTTTTTACTCATATTTTTGTAAATTTATCTTAATAATTTTATTATAGCACATTTAAACTATTTCATAAAGGCTTTTATTTACCCCCGTTCTTTTTTTTAATATCTCTTATTGTTTGAGCCATATATTTATAGTTAATTTTTATAATGGTGTAAAATCGCATTTGCAATTTGGGTGAACTGGTATCTCTCCCTGTATGCTCTTAGTGGTCCAACTATTCCCTTTCTTTGCAATACACTCCGAGCAAGCCCCTGGGCTTAACAACCACTCCACATCTATAAATCCATAATACTCATAAGTCTGTCTGTGGGCCTCGGTAATACCTCTTGCGGTTTCAGTTCTCGCAATCATCTCGGCACGGGTATCAGTAGCGAAATCAAACACCTCACTCACTCTCTTTTTTAATTCTCCAATCCCCTCACCCTCTGCAAGTCCTTGTCTGATTGTTTCATCAAATGCGGTGATCGTGGTGTTATTGATATTCTCACCAATCTCCTCTCCCACTTTATTAAGCCACTCTCTTAAAAATTCAAAGTCTGCAATAGCAGGTTGTCCGACCAATTCACTTGCTTGGTTAACTCCTCGCATAACTGTTTCATACATCAACGGGCTTATAACCTCAACAGTAGCCCCCAACTCCTCTGCAACATCAATCCCATACTCTTGAGCAACTCCTTTTTTGTTTTCCTCTAAAGCAGTTATAAATCTTTTCTCTTGCTCTTTAAAGAACTTTTTAAATCCATTTTTCCAAATCCCCTCTAAACTTTCATCCTCTTTCATTCTTGCTTTATACCAAGTGTCAATCATCTCATCAGTCAATCCTAATTTTTTTTTTACCTCGTCAGCCTTTTGGTTAACGAGTTTCAAAACTATTCTCTTTTTTCCCTCTAACAATTCGTTAGCCTTATTACTGGCACGATTGACTAATTGCTTGTTGCGATAATTTCTGCTTAAAATTCTTTTCTTAATGTATCTCTCTTTTTTCAAATCAACTCTGCCCTCATCTTTAGCACGGGCACTCCCGATTTTCAAAACATCGTTAACTCCTTTCTTTTCTCCTCCGACCATTGGCAAAGTAGAAAAAGGCATATAAATATAATCTCCTCCCGATATAGCACCCAATCCGTCCATTTCTCTAACTTCATTTATAGTTTTCCATTTATTAACACTTGCCTCCTTGCCCCTAATAGACAACTCCTCGTCCTCCTTAGCAAGAGGTTCAAAGTCTAACCAAACATCATCATCAAGCTTCGGCACTAAAAACTCATTCAACTGCTCGCATATTTCAGTAGCCAAAGGCTCAAGAGTCCATTTATTAAATTGATATTCTCCTGCTTGAGCAGAGGCCCTGTTTACATCATCAAAAGTCAAAAGAGATTTTGGCACGCCAAAAATCCCAGCAATCTCATCTCGGTTAAGTTTACGCCCCTCAATAAACTCCAAATCTCTCGGTGGTATAACATTCGGTTTAAATTTCATACCTCCCTGTAATATCTGAATTTTATGGGCATTTTCATATCCTGCCATTTTAGCCTTGGCTTTCTTTTCCAATCTCTTAACTTCTTTGCTATCCAATATCTCCTCGGTTTCTAAAAAGCCACTTGAGATCGCACCCTCTTTCAAAAGATTATTATTTGACTGCAACATATAGTCATCATTTTCAGCAGTCTGTCTTACAGCCTCCAAAACTCCAATCCCTTTGTCAGGATTTTTCGGATTATAATTTTTTAAGAAAATAACTTGATTAGTAGAAAATTCTTTTTTATAAGTTCCAATCTCATAAACATATTTTGTAATGTTTCCGTCCTTATCTCTTTCTGCTCTAAAAAACTCTGGTCTTGCAATAGACATTTGAGTAGGATTTTTCCCATTCTTATCTCCACCCTCTAAAATCCAAGGGCTTGCACCAAGCAAATCCCGATAAATAATAGATAACTGAATAAAGTTAAATTTAGTCATCTGTGGGTTAACTCTGTAAAGTAAATCTAAAACGGGGTGTTCTAACACCTCCACAACCTTATCGCCTTTTAATTTATATGCCTTGAAATCAATTTGAGCCAATCCCATTGACCTCTTAGTAACACAAGCATAAACCCAAGACTTGTAAAAATCCAAGGCGTCTGAACGGGTAACAATGTTTGACATTATCCCCGAATTATAAAAAAACGAATAAGGCACGCTTTTTTTCTCGCCACGATTAAATATTTTATCTAATAGCCCCATATTTTTAATATAGTTATTATGTAATTTTATTATAGCATATTTTGTAAACCTCGGCAATAAAAAACATCACCTTAGTCAAGGGTTATAATATCAAGCACCCTCTTAGGCTTAACAAGTGGCAACATTCTCATCATCACCATATCCGAATAATCGGGAGATCGTCCAATGTTTTCTTTTATCTTATCTTTACCAACTAAATAAATCTTTCCGTCTTTGTCTAAATCTCTCTGCTTAATCTGTCCCAACTCCTCAATGTAATCATCTTTAGCCTGCACATCAAAAGCCTCCCCGTCAATCCCCAAATCTCCTGCCTCCATTACTTCCGCTAATTTAAAATAGCATTGGGTTTTTAAGTTCCCGTAATTAGTATAATGCTCTCCCCTCTTTTTAGCTAACTGCTCTTGTCTTGATAAAACAGGGCTTGAGCCATTTATAAATCCAATACAGCCCCTTATATTATCAACCACGCCACCACCAACTCCGTCCTCATCTAAAATAATCTTTCCACTTCTCACTCCCTCTCTCTGTGCGGTCTTGATTATAAACTCGGCACTCTTAGCAGTATTCTTTCTAATATCATAAGGTATAACAATAACTTTCTTTAATTGTAATCCGTGCCAAATACCAATAGGCATATTATCTCGCCCCTTTCTACTAACATCGCCAGTAATCCACCTATCTTTTTTGTCATCAACCTTGGTAGTAAACTGGTCTTGTATTACATCTAACTCAAACAAGCAAGCTGGGTCATCATCATACTCCCAATTACCATTTAGCAATCTCTCTCTCGTTGCCTTGTCTTTAATTCTTTTTAATTGATTGATGTAGTGTTTAGATATAAACGGATTATCCTTTGCAAGGGCCCGAATAAAAGCCTTGCCAACATCTTGGCATTTATCTTTAAAAGGTTTGTAAAAATAAGTATAAACCCACCCCTTAGACGGGTTACAAGTTCCCAATATTTTCGGTATCAATCCATACTCATCTAATTTAAAACGAATACGGGAGTTAATAACTTCCCACGCCTTAAAAGTAATTTGGTTAACCTCATCAATAAAAGCCCCTGTTAATTCCAACGACCCAAGCTCATCGTAATTTGGGTCACTTGGTTGGTGGGCCAAATCAGCCAACAACACCTCACTCCCATTAGCAAATTTAATAACTCCGTCTTGAGCATTATATTTAAAATGTTTATTTTGTTTTAATCCCCACATAGCACAAACCTCAAAAAATGTTTTCAATGTGGTTTCTTTCAATCTCTTTAATTTCTTTCTACCAATAAGCCAACGAGTTCCTTTATACCCTATCGCCATTCTGATAATCCAAGCACAGCCCAAAAAAGACTTGGCACCGCCTGCACCTCCGCCGAATATAACTTCGGTCGTAGTATCATCAGTCAGGTAGTGCCAAGCCTGTTCTTGTTTTTCTGTTTGTTCCCATTCAATCCTCGGCATTTTCGTCATCGGTTATTTTTTTAGTCTTGATTATGAACTCAAAAGGCTCTAAATCCTCACCTTGTCCAATTCCTAATTTGTTTCTATATTTTTTCATACAGGCAGAGGCATAAAATCTAATCATTGCCCCGTCATTGTTTAATATGCCCTGTTTAATTCTATCATCAACAATAACCTCAATCTGCCCCTGTATATCATCAACACCCTTAGCAAAGTCTTTGTCATCTCTATACCAAGTATAAAAAGTCACATTGCT